GAGAAGGCAGTAAAGGCAGGTGAAGGGTATGAGCTTTGGGAAGATGAACACCCGAATCGACATCATCGATACGATTCCCATCAAGGACGCTGAAGGATTCTCATCCAAGGGAGAAGAGGTCATTGCCAGTGTTCGTGCTTATAGGGATGAAAGGCACGGTTCAAGAAAGTGGGCCAATATGGCCGCCTACACCAAAGCCAATGCAACCTTCCAGTTTAGACGGATTCCTGATGTGGTGATTGAACCTGGTATGCTGATTCGCTGCGATACCGGTGAGTACAAAGTCTTAAGCGTTGAGGTTATTATGGGATTTTATTTTGAAGTAGCAACAGAAAAGATAGAAGCCACGAAGGACTAGGAGGTGATTTCATGGCAAGATCAAGTTTCAAAATGCCAGAGGATTTCTTGCTAAAGGTATCAACCTTGGCAGAGAAAACCGATGAAATTATCCCGAAGGTCCTGGAAGTTGGTGGCGAAGTGGTGAAAGCCAAAGTGAAAGCCAATCTACAGGCCACCGTTGGAAGTGACACAAAACTTTCATCAAGGTCCACTGGAGAACTTATTGATGCTCTCGGTGTAACCCCTGCTGGTGTGGATCGAGATGGGAATTACAACGTGAAGGTGGGCTTTGATGAACCGAGAAAAGACGGAGAGTCAAATGCAAAACTAGCCAATATCTTAGAGTATGGAAAGTCTGGGCAACCGGCTAAGCCATTCCTAAAGCCGGCGAAAACAGCTAGTCGAAACGCCTGCATTGAAGAAATGAAAAGAAAGCTGGATGAAGAGATTAGCAAAATCTAAAAGAAGGGAGGGCGAAGGTCGTGTACAACAGTATTTTGAAAGATATAGGCGAGGTCCTTGAGCCTTTGGGGATTCCCATTGAAACGGGTGTGTTTAGTAAAAAGGCTCCGGATGAATATCTGGTTCTTACCCCTATGAGTGATATCTTCGATCATTATGCTGATGATCTGCCGAGTGCAGAACTACAGGAAGTTCGTCTCTCCTTGTTCTCTAAAGGCAACTATCAAACTAGAAAAAATGAAGTTGTAAAAGCACTAATAGGAGCGGGCTTTATCATAACGGATAGAAGGTATCTTGGGTATGAAGAAGATACCGGTTTTCACCACTTCGCCATCGATGTGGCAAAAGTTTATGAAGTGAATTTTTAGCTGAAGCAGACTCAGCTATTTTGAAGGAGGAATAGGACATGGCAACAATTGGATTGGATAGTCTATACTACGCCAAGATTACAGAAGATGAAAATGGCATTGAAACCTATGGTACACCCAAAGTCCTGGCAAAAGCCATGACAGCTGAGCTAAGTGTGGAGCTGATTGAAGCAATTCTCTATGCAGATGATGGTGCTTCAGAAGTGGTCAAGGAATTCAAAAGCGGCGCACTGACTCTTGGGATTGATGATATTGGTTCTGTGGTAGCACAGGATTTAACGGGATGCAAAATCGACAGCAACAATGTGGTGGTTTCAAGAAGTGAAGATGGAGGAAGTCCTGTGGCTATCGGTTTTCGTGCAAAGAAGGCCAATGGACGCTATAGATACTTTTGGCTTTACAGAGTTATCTTTAGTGTTCCAGCTACCAGCCTTGCGACCAAAGGTGATTCCATTACCTTTAGTAGTCCCACCATAGAGGGAACAGTCTTTAGACGAAACAAACTGGATGGGGAGAACAAGCACCCATGGAAAGCAGAAGTCACCGAAGGAGATAGCGGTGTTGCCCCATCGACTATTTCAGGCTGGTTTACGTCTGTGTATGAACCGGACTTTACTCCGGTAACACCGGCGATTACCATCACGACTCAGCCTGCAGCCCTTACCGAAGTGACAGCCGGTAGCATTACGGGAAGTCTTTCTGTGGTGGCAAGCTCCAATACGTCTAACCCTGTAACGTATCAGTGGTATGAAAACACCATCGACAGTTCTACAGGAGGTACACCAATTAATGGAGAGACCTCTGCCAGCTTTGATATCCCAACGGATCTTCTGGCAGATACCTATTACTATTACTGTGTGCTGAACTTAAGTGGAGCAGATCCTGTGACAACTGAAGTAGCAACAGTAATCGTATCTTAATGGAGGGAAGATAGATGGCAGATGAAAATGTAAAATTGACACAAGCAGCTGAAGATAGAAGCGCCACCATTGAAATCGGCGGCACAGAGTTTAAATTGGTACTCACCACGAAGGCAACAAAAGAAATTGCAGGACGTTATGGCGGTCTTGAAAACTTGGGCGAGAAGCTCATGAAAACTGAGAACTTTGAAATGGCACTTGATGAGATCGTGTGGCTGATTACGCTTCTGGCCAATCAGTCCATCTTGATTCATAACATCAGGAATAAGGATCAGAAGAAAGAGCTCCTCACCGAAGAAGAAGTGGAGCTTCTCACCACACCTTTTGATCTAGCGACCTACAAGAACGCCATAATGGCCAGTATGATGAAGGGGACTAAGAGGAATGTGGAGAGTGAACCCTCAAAAAACGAGGTAGTCGGGTAAGTGATGAGGAGTTATTTACCCGACTGATCTATTACGGCACAGCCCATCTTAATCGTAAAGAAGATGAGGTGTGGCTGATGCCTATAGGTTATCTGATGGATCTTTGGGAATGTCACAAGCAATTTATAGGCATTGCAAAACCGAAGCGAGAACTGTTTATTGATGATGTGATTCCTTCGTGGTTGTAGCTGTCCTTTTTGTGCGTATATGAAGGTAAATATACGAACCGAAATGACAAACCAATATAACACTCAGAACTTTAAATGTAACGATGTGACTGTTACGTTAAAAATTAAAAAAGTTAGATTACGCTGACACCGAAATATGGTGTCTTTTTTCATGCCTAATGAGGAGGAGGTGAGGCAATATGGCAGATAATTTTGGACTGAAGATTGGCGTCGAAGGGGAAAAGGAATTCAAGAACGCACTTCGGGAAATCAACAGAGATTTCAAAGTTCTAGGTTCTGAGATGAAATTGGTCACATCCCAGTTTAATAAACAGGATAAATCGTTGCAGGCAGTGACGGCAAGAAATGAAGTCTTAAATAAAGAGATCGATGCCCAGAAAAACAAAATAGGAACCCTAGAATCTGCCCTTAAGAATGCCGCCGAATCCTTTGGTGAAAATGATAAGCGAACCAAGGCATGGCAGATTCAACTTAACAACGCTAATGCAGATCTTAACAAGATGGAGCGGGAGCTTGATGAAAACAATAAAGCTCTTGATGAGGCTAGTGATGGATTTGGTGATGCAGGTAAAGAAGCTGACAAGTTTGGAGATGAGATAAAAGAGTCAGCTAAAGTAGCAGATGATTCCGGAGGAAAGTTTGAGAAACTAGGCTCTGTTATGAAAGGTGTAGCCGCCGGTATTGGAGTGGCCATGGCAGCCATAGGTACTGCGGCAGTCGGCGCAGGAAAGAAATTATATGACATGGCAAATGATGCAGCCGCTGCCGGAGATGAAGTGGATAAAGCCAGTCAACGACTGGGCCTTTCGAGACAAGGCTATCAGGAATGGGAGTATGTACTTTCTCAAAATGGTGCCAGTATCTCATCTCTAGAAACCGGAATGAAGAAACTTAATAGCACCGTGGATGATGCTATCAATGGGAGTGCTTCCGCTACTGATAAGTTTAAAAGACTAGGCATTTCCATGGAGGACCTTCAAGGCAAATCCCGAGAAGAAGTGTTTGAGATGACCGTAAAGGGACTACAGGGTATTGCAGATGAAGGAGAAAAAGCCGCTATTGCTAATGATCTTCTTGGCACATCATCCGTTGAACTTGGAGCGCTCTTAAATCAGACTGCAGAAAGCACGGATGCACTAAAGAATAAAGCCAGTGAACTGGGCCTGGTGATGAGTGATGAATCTATAGATGCGGCTGTTAATTACACTGATGCTATGGATAATCTTACTCGCTCTTTTGCAGGGGTGAAAAACAATATTACCTCGCAGCTCCTTCCTGGCTTCACCATGGTGTTAGATGGACTTACAGGACTGATCACCGGTCAAGAGGGAGCGGCAGAACAGTTAAAAGAAGGGGCTAGACAAACGGTGGACCAGATAGCAGTTATCTTGCCGCAGATTTTAGATGTGGTGACTGGACTCATAGCTGCCATTGCAGAGGTGGCACCAGATTTGATCCTTGCTCTTGTGAATGGTATTTTAGATAACTTGCCTACGCTTATCGAAGCCGCCACCAATATTATCATGACTATTGTGGGTGGACTCATTGAAGCTCTACCTCAGATTACGGAGGGGGCACTTCAACTGGTGCTGACTTTAGTTGATGGCATTATCGCCAATCTACCAGCACTTGTAGAAGCAGCCCTTGTGATGATTGTTACCCTTGCTACGGGGCTTGGTGAAGCTTTGCCGGAGCTGGTTCCCTCCATTGTTGAAGCAGTTATTCTCATTGTAGAAACGCTTATCAATAATCTGGATTTGGTACTGGATGCAGCCTTTCAGATCATAAACGGACTCGCTCAAGGCCTACTTAATTCACTGCCGAAGCTAATAGATGCCCTGCCTCAAATCATTAATAGCATCATTACCTTCATCACAAATAATCTACCTAAGATCATTGAGATGGGTTTACAACTGACCATTCAACTGGCAGCAGGACTGATTCGAGCCATTCCCCAGCTTGTCGGTCAGCTTCCACAAATCATCACTGCCATCGTGACAGGCCTTGGGAGAGCTATCCCATCCATGATGGATGTGGGAAGAAATATCGCAAGAGGTCTATGGGATGGTATATCTTCCATGATTGGCTGGCTGAAAGGAAAAGTCGACAGCATGGTCAGTGGCATTGTCAAAGGGGTCAAAGGCGTTCTTGGAATTCGCTCCCCTTCTAAAGTGTTCGCAGGGATTGGTGCGAATATGAGTGAAGGTATCGGAGAAGGTTTCACTGAGGCCATGAGCGGGGTTGAAAAAGACATTCAGGGAGCTATCCCTACAGACTTTGATTTGGATCTGAACTCTCAAGTTTCTGGAAGTTTGGGTGGGTCTGAAGGTGCAGTCTTTGATGTGACTATCCCACTTACCATCGATGGGAACATATTAACCCGTGTCATTGCACAGCTACAGTGGAATCAAAATACGGTCACCGTTAGAAATCTTGGAGTGGCTGGATCATAAAACAGAGAGGAGGGATGAGCCTTGATTGAAATCTATGCTGGAAGTACTTTGCTTCAAAGCATCAAAAAAGTTATGAGTGCTAATGTCAGAGAAACCTTGGAAGGGGAGTACACCCTTTCATTCACGGTGCTTGCAAAGTCAGCGCTGGCACTTAAGGTAAAACAGATCGCCAAGCTGGATGATCAGTATTTTGAAATAGTACAGATATCAAAGAGTCTTCAGGGCAGCCTTCCTATCTGCTCAGTGATCTGCGAGCACGTCTCTTATATCCTGAACCATGAGATGTATAACATTACGGAGTTTGACTTCACTGGAGATCCGGCTGCAGGACTTTCTCAAGTTTTAGCTGGAACACCTTTCAATGCAGGCATTGTAGATTTCACAGAGAGTGTCACCATGAAGATTAACCAGGAAGTATCAAGAAGGGCAGCCCTTATGCAGTACATTGCCATCCTTGGTGGCGAGATTGAGTACGATGGTTACAACATCAACATCCGAAGTCATAGAGGAAGCACTGATTATATTCCGGTGATGGATTCAAAGAATGTCACTAACGTGGCAGTATCCCATGATTCCAGAGAGAATGCATCTTCTTATGACATCTCATTCTTTAAGCTTTTGAACCTTGCCGTGGGAGATAATGTACAGATTGTTTTTAATCCCCTAGGAATCAATGTAAAGACGAGGATCATCTCCCTAGAATATAATCCATTTTATCGATACAACATCCGGGTGGAGGTTGGGAGGTATAGACCCAGCATTTCAGATACTTTTTACCGGATAGAAAGTTCATTAAATAATGTGGGAAGCTCAGTGGATGACATTCAAACACAAGTAAATGACCTGGGAGTTTCCTATACCATCGTTTCCAATCTTGTCGTTACAGAAACCACAATTGATGTGACTTACACAGTGGAGAAGGGCGATACCCATCAATATCATGCCCAGTATCAATACACCACCGACAGCGGTGGGAGGATCACAAGCATCACCCTGGATAATATTTTCTCGGAGCTACTATTAAAGGAGGTCTCCACTTTAACCGTGGATATGATGAGTTTTTATATCGAATATGCAGATGGAACAACAGCAACATATAACTACACCGTGGATAGTGGTGGAAGAATCACCAGCGTAACGAAAGTATAAAGGAGGGCTGAATC